CTTGGCTAACATGCTTTTCATAAATTGCTTGGTCTACTATTCGTTTCACACTGATCATCTCCTCAAAAATAAAAAGAAAAGCGAAGTCGCTCCTCTTGATCTATGAATTGAAATTAATCAAAGCCATATTTTGTGTAAAATAAAAAAGACCAGCTTATGGCTGCTCTGGTTTCTTATTTATTAATTGTTGTAATAACTCTTCTAAAGCTGTAATTCGCTTTTCTTACTGAGTCGTTTTTTATTTATCGTTCATTTATCTTTTGTTTTAGTATGCCAGTTCGTTATATTAGTTGACCACTTCCGTTACATCTTTCAAAACAATTACATAGGTTGCTCTTTGTAATACTTTATGTTTCGTTTCTAAGCCACCAAAAGCTTTTTCTATACACTTCCACTTCATTTCCTTACCGTCGAACACATCATATCCGGATAACATTTGAAATGCATAATTTACTACATCGCTCCCGAAATCCGGTGGCATTTTAAACCATCCTTTTACATTTGAATGTGTAGTATGTGGAATCGCTTGTTTTCCTAGTGTAGTTAACTCGGTTATTAAATCTTCCGGAAGTTTAAACAATGTAAGTTCAGAAACCATTAATGATTCATCATAATTTAATTGTTCTCGAACTCTATCAGCATTGATATTGATAATCATATGATTCTCCTCTAGTAAGATATCAGAACCATGATCGATTGTTAATTCATCAAATATCGGTTTAAAAAATTTAGCCATAATAATTCACTCTCTTTTCGTTTTATTTGTTTAATAATTGTTGCACTAATACCTTTAATTCATCAATTTCAGCTTTCATTGAAACTTTCTCAAGTTTTTCAGCTTCAAGTTGTTCTTTAAGAGTGTCAACTTCCTGCTTCAACATACCGTGGTCAAATTGAATATTTTTAACTTTAAAGTCAACTTCTTGTATTGCTTGAATAGAAATTGCAACCGAGCTATAAAGTTTTATAGCGTCTTTCTGTGGTGTGGTGAATACATCGTCAGAGTCCTCCGCAATCATACCGTAATTAATTGGAAGTGTAATAGACTCCCCTGACTCGAAGCGTTCAACATCTCTTATAAAGTGATACTGTTTGATGTTTACAGAGTTGATTTTATCTAAAGCAGAGAACGGAAGGTCTTCTATGTCCGTTTTAAGCGTACGAGAAGAATTGGGGATAAATTCTTGCGCCCACATACGCCCTGTAGCAGATATATTTTCTTTAGCTCGCAGCGTTCTTAATTCTATATCTTTCCACCCTTGCCCCATCATATCTTTAATCTGCAAGCCATTGTTATAACCTTGTACAAAACTTGATCTTATCATTGCATTACCCATGATTAAATCATGATCGATGGCGCCGTTTATGAAATGTATTTTATAGTCACTGCCTTTTCTTTTGAAAGTAAACTGCCCCGAGTTATTTGTAAAAATATGTGGTTCAGTTGTAGTTACAGAGAAGTAACCATATCCTGGAGCCCATCCTTCAGATTCAAAAATAATATCATTCAAGTTTTTAAAACGAAATTGTCCATCTGAATATACGCTCAGATGTCCACCGTCATTCTGCATTTGAATATAATTTGACCAAATATTATTCCCCTCAGCATTTTCCCCTTTAGATATTCCAAGTTTTGCCCATGCTTTAGAAGGTTGCTCAACACCTTCTATTCGGGGTATCGCTTGATACATATAGAATGACCCTGTACCTCTATATTTAGTATTGTCAGAACCCAGAACGATGGACGGTTGAATACTTCCATCTGTCGTCTCCATAAATCCCATATAACCGCGAGGTTTGTTTGCATCAAAAATCTTAAAGTTTTGCTGGTTTATTTCAACAAATCTACTTCCAGTAGTTCTAAGTGTTACTCCTTCTAAAACTTGCCCTTTGATATGGTCTGCTGTAATAAAACCTCTTAAGTTAATCCTGTTTGCATTCAAAGTAATGTTTTCTTTACTCATATTGAATGCTGCAATTACATCATTTTCTTTTACAGATATACTAACGCCCTTTTCAGTTAACTGAAGACGAGTTTCCATATCTCTTACATAAGAATCTTTTGCGAATTGTCCATTTGCTTGCTCTATTGTGTATACTTCTTTCTTTTTTGCTGCGGCATTGATACCCTCTTCATTGATAGTGAAACGGTTATCAATCATAGTCATCTTTTGGTTAAATTGTTCAGTTGCAAGCTTGTTAGCTAATTCATTTAATAAATCTTGTTTATTCTGATTAACCGTTTGCTTCAGCTCTGGAATCTTAAACCCAGCGACATAATCTTCTACTTGTTTAAGCTCAACTTTACCTTCAAGTGCTTTTGCAGTATTTTCCCATCCAGATTTTGCCTCTTGTAATTGTCTTCCTTGTTCTGTTTGCGTATTTTGTATTAAAGAGACATTTTGTTTAATGGTAGTTGCATCTTTTTCTACAGTAGCAACACGCTTATCAAATCCACTTTGATTGTTTTCCACTTTTGTAATTGTTTCTTTAATTCCATCCACGCTTTTTACAATTTCAGTTGTTTTCTGAGTGAACTCATCCGTTGTTACCTGTTCTTCAGGCGGCGCTGTCCAATCTTGCGGCTTATTCCCTTTATACAAGGCCACCCATTCCACAATAGATTTCGTAGTGCTACTCGGATAGTTATATAAGCTTAATTTTCGTTCATTCCCACTTGTAGCTGCAACTGCTTTGAAGGTTACATAAGTTATTCCATTCGCGTAAACACTTGTTGCATATCCAACATTGCTAGACCCACCATTCTGCCAAATTCCAAATTTCTGTCCTTGTGGGACACTCCCTTTAATTACAAAGGTATACTCTTCACCCGCAAAGAAATTTTCAGTTAGAGTATATTGATTGATTAGATAGTCTGTTTTTTCATATTTAACATTTGATTTTAATAAAATGTTACGTCCACCAGCTTTATCGCTATTAACCTTTGTTTCTACACTCGTCAACTTCTCACTGATTTTCCCAGCTTTTTCTTCTATTTCAGTAGTTGTTTTCTTTAGTTCACTTGTTGTTTGCTGTACATCAGATATCGTCTTTTTTGTGCCTTCTACGGTTTGCTCTACTGTATTTAATTTACTGCTTATTTCAGTATCTTTTTTCGTTAACGTTTCGATAGAAGTTTTAAATCCATTAGAATCCTGTTCAAACTGAGTTACTTTCTTGTCAATTTCACCCTGTTTATTTTCGATATTAGAAATTGTACGACCGACACCTTGTAAACCTTCCTGTACTTCATTGAATTGTCCTGTAGCTTGATTCTGTGCTTCTTGAACCTTTTGGTTTAACTCTATTTTTGTGGACTCAATATCTTTATTAACCTGATCTAATGTTTCTTTTTTTACAGATTCAACATCGGGTACAACCGATTCCCACGCTGTACCTGTCCATATTTTTAAAATGCCGGGCTTTCCATTACTAATATCACGCCAAAGTGTTTTAAAAGGTTTCAGTCCTGTTGTTGGCGGATTCTTGGATTCTATAATTTCAACGGTATTATTTTTAATATTCTCTTGCACTTTTTCAGCAAGTGCTTTCGCTGCTTCCGATTCTTTCTGTGCATTACTAGCTGTTTCATTAGCTTCTTTCACTAATTTGTCTAGCTGATCTATCATTTCTTGTTTATTGCCTAGTGAACTAAGAATACGATTGTAAATCTTTCTTAATTCTTCATTTTGATTAACAATCTCACGATAGTCACCAAACATGTATTTATCTTGTGTAGGATCGGTAAAAGATTCATCTCCAGCTATTACTCGCGCTTCAAGATATAATGCTGGTGTAAACCCTGTATCTTTAATTCGAATTATATCCCCTTCATCAATCAATTCATGAGCCAAACCAAACACCCTGCCAAGTGATCGCGCTTCAACTTCATAAGAAACAAATGTATTTACACGCTTTTCTAGTTCCAATTTCATAAGCGTCATAAGCCGTTGTGGAGTCATGTCTTCCTGATCTGTTTCAGGTGTATAGAAACCAAATTTATGTAGCCCATGTTCATTCCACCTTTGAAACGCATCTGCATCTACGATATACGGTAGACCTTTATTAATGCTTTCGATAGTGATTACTTTGTCTCCCTCACCCTTAACAAATCCAATTAAAGCTGTACAAATCTCTCGTGAATGTTCGATACGCCTTACGCCAACCAAATCTTTACCTAATTCTATTTCTTTTCCTGTTTCACGCCCACGTTTTTGGATCATATCTACATACCAACCAATAATTCGTGATCCTTTAACCTCAACACGATATTGGATTTCTAATTTAAACAACGATGAAATTTTCTTTAAGAAAGTAAGAGGATCAATAAACTCATCGATTGTCATTGTATGGAACCCTGCATATTCAGTAATACCACGTTTCCATTTCATCCCTACGAGTGCCAAGTCTATAAATTCGTTAACAGTTTTGCTCTCTATACGTTGCGGACTGATAAAACCCTCTTTTGCTATTTGGACCCAAGCTCCAGAAGCATGAACTGTAACAGAACCATCATTAGAATCTCTTTCAACCTCATTATTAATTACATATGGCACAATGCGTCCATCACGCACTTCTTTTAAAATCAAATTTTGCTGTTGTAATGTAATTGCTTCAGGTGTGCCATCAAAAACTTTAAATTCTAACATATCTACATTGTTTTTAAGTTCCCATTGACGTCTATCATCCCAATAATCTTTTGGTTGAATAGCGGATATAATTTGATCTGTTTTAAAGTCAACAACATGAAGAATTCCGCTTGGTGTTCTCATCTGTATCTCTCCCTGTAACTGACTGTTGCATTTACATCTGGTGGCATAATATCAATACGATTATCTCCACGAATGATCTTAGGAAACTCACTAAATATATCTTTAATATTGATAGCATCTTTTCCGTTAATTGTGACAAGACTTCTTTCTGTATCGATAATTACTTTATCTCCTGCATCGAAAATATACGGTTTCGTATTAGACGGGACTTTGTTTATCTTCCAAATCTTTAAATCATCAATTGACATCACTGAAACCGGATCATTTATATCCCATGCCATGATCGCGATCATGACTTGAGCTACTTTACGATTTGTCATTGGATTTCCGCTCTCGTCAATCCATCTTTCTGCTAATGAAGCATCGTCAATCTCCGTTCCGTCTTTAAAACGTGCCACATAAACAGACCACTGATTGCCTCGTCTAGCGACTCTAAGCCTTCCGTAAAATTGGTTAAATGTATTAGGATGTGCCCCATTCGTATCTACTAATTTTCGTATACTGTTAGGTGTTCCGGCATTCCCAATACGCATGTATGCTTTTGTGATTTCAGCATCCCAATATAAATCGTTCATATTGATACGTGCAACAATATTACTCGCTTCATCTAAAAGAAGCACTTCTACACGTCCCATTTCGACAATGCTTTTCGATTTCAAACGTACCCATGCTTCCATTTCAAAGTCTTGTAATGGT